GTCCGCGAGGATGGCTCAGAAGTCCCGCTTAAAATTCTTCAGGAACGTTACGGCTCCGGTAATGGCTAAAAAACCGACCAAGGCTGAAAAGAAAATCGGCAAGGTCATGTCTGAATACAAAGCAGGCACCCTGAAGTCCGGCAAAGTCGGTCCGAGTAAAGGTCCCAAGGTAACCAGCCGCAAACAGGCGATTGCTATTGCTCTCAGCGAAGCCGGTAAATCCCGTAAACCCAAAGGCAAAAAGTGATGGCACCGAAGAAAGCTGGCCTTTACGCCAACATCGCTGCCAAACGCAAGCGGATTGAAGCCGGCGCCAAAGAGCGCAAAGCTCGCCCCGGTGAAGCTGACTACCCTGACAAGGGCGCCTTCAAGGCTGCTGCCAAAACGGCTAAAAAACGCAAGCCCAAAAAATGAACGGTCGAATCTGGGAAGGCAGTTGCACTTACCTCAAGTGTGCTGACGGCATGATCGAAGGCCGGTTTATTTTCCCGACGCCCAACAACCCTGAAATCCTTGGTGCCTTAATGGGCCGACTGGCCGAAGGCGTTGAGGTGATCACCTGCACTGAGGACGGGGAAGATGGCGATTGAATACCGTGGCGAAAAATTCGACGGTTACAACAAGCCGAAGCGCACGCCAAACCATCCGACCAAATCGCACGCAGTCTTGGCCAAGGAAGGCGACAAGGTAAAACTGATCAGGTTCGGTCAACAGGGCGTATCAGGCTCACCGCCACAAAAAGGAGAGTCAGCAGCAGACAAGGCCAGAAGGGCATCATTCAAAGCAAGGCACGCTCAAAACATCGCCAAAGGCAAAATGTCGGCGGCGTACTGGTCAGATCGTAGTAAGTGGAGCTAGCGGCCTTCCTGCCGGTGTATCCAGTCCTTTAATCCAGACACATACGCACGCAGCGCGTTGGCATTCCGAGCGTGCCACGGGTCACCTGTCGCCAAATACTCCATCATGTGCAAATCCACCGCCTTTAGGCAGTGATGGATAATCGGATTCCACGGGCTACGGATTGGCGTATCCCACTCCCGCTTTGACATGACGTGACAAGGTGTAAACCTACCTATACACTTTGATCGTTACCCTACGGGTCTTTCATGTCTGACGAGCAACTGCAGGAAGCTACGCCTACTGCATCCGGTGATGAGCTTGACGCCCTGAAACGCAGCGTTGAAGCTCTCGAACGTAAAAATTTTGAGCTGATCGGCAAGCTTAAGGAAGCCAAGGAGAAGACACCCAATCTTCCTGATGGCTTAAACATTCAAGAGCTTGTTGAGTTCAAGCGTAAAAAAGAACAAGAGGAGCTTGAGTCAAAAGGCAAGTACGACGAAGCCCTCAAACAGTACGCTCAGCAATTCCAAGAGCGCGAAGACAATTACAAAAAGCGGATTGCCGAGCTTGAATCGCAGCTAACGGTTAATCAACTTGATAACCGCGTCGTCGCCATCCTTGCCGAACAGGGTGCCCACAATCCGCATGATGCGCTTCGTCTTGTCCGCGATCAACTGAAGCTGGACGAAAACGGCAACCCGATCGCCGTGGATGGCTACAACGAAGTACCCATGGATCAGTGGGTTGAACGCCTTAAAGCCGAACGCGGCTACCTGTTCAAAGCTCCCAACGTCAAGGGTTCTGGTGCTCCAGTCGGCGCCAAAATCAGCAGCACCGAAATTCCAGTCGGCATCAAAAACCCCTTCCTGCCAGAGCACTTCAACCTCACCGAACAGTCCCGTCTGTACCGTACGGACCGAGATATGTACGAAAAACTTAAAACTGCGGCTGCATCCGCTTAAGATGTAACCGTCCGACGTGAATGGTTACGCCGTTCTGTCATTGGGTTACGCCCGCAACCAACAAATTCCCTGAGGATTCATCATGGCGACTCTTCGCTCTGATGTCATCATCCCCGAGATTTTTACTCCGTATGTGATCGAGCAATCGACTCAGCGGAACCAGTTTCTTGCCAGCGGCGTTGTGCAGCCCATGGCGGAACTGAATGCAACCGAGGGTGGTGACTTTGTTAACGTGCCTTTCTGGAAGGCCAACCTGTCCGGCGATCTGGAAGTCCTTACCGACTCCACCAGCCTGACCCCCGGCAAGATTCAAGCTGACAAGCAAGTCGGCGTGATCCTGCACCGTGGTCGTGCCTTTGAGGCCCGTGACCTGGCTGCTCTGGCCGCCGGTTCTGACCCCATGGCCGCCATCGGCGCCAAAGTTGGCGAGTACATCGCTAACCAGCAGCAGGCCGACCTGTACAAGTGTCTGGAAGGTGTGTTCGGTAGCCTGACCGGCTCTGACTCCCCTGCCTTTGACGCTCTGCGTTTTGACACCAGCGGCGCTACTGCCCTCGGTCCCCGTCAGGTGGCTAAGGCTCGCGCAATTCTGGGCGATCAAGGCGACAAGCTGACCGCCGTGGCCATGCACTCGGCTTGTTTTTATGACCTTTTGGAAAGGAAGGCCATCGACTACGTTGCCAATACGGAGGCTCGTCTGAGCACCCCCGCTACTGGCGCTAGCACCATCAACGCTATTGGTGGTTCTGTGGCTGCTGCTTACGGTGACGTGAGCATTCCGACCTACATGGGTCTGCGCGTGATCGTCAGCGATGACATCACCAACAGCGCCGGCAACTACGCTTGCTACTTCTTCACCAACGGCGCCGTTGCCTCCGGTGAGCAGCAAGCCCTGCGGACTGAAACCGACCGCGACATCCTCGCCAAGTCGGATGCCATGTCGCTTGACATGCATTACATCTACCACCCCGTTGGTGCCAAGTGGGCCGTGACCACCACGAACCCCACCCGTGCTCAGCTCGCAACTGTGGGCAACTGGAGCAAGGTGTACGAAACCAAGAACATTGGAATCGTGCGTGCCACCATCACCTCCAACTTTGATTGATAGGAGGAACTAACGATGGCTTCTCAATTTGAAGTTTCTGCTGGTAAAGCGATTGGCTACACCTCCGGTCTCGGCGGCGCTGTCACTCAAGCCACCAGCAAGTCCACTGGCGTCACGCTGAACAAGCCCTGCGGCGCTATCACCACCCACAACGCCTCTCTGGCTGATGCTGCTGAAGTTACCTTTACGGTGACCAACAGCGAAGTGGCTGCAACTGATGTTGTGGTTGCTTGCATCAAGTCCGGCGGCACTTCCGGCTCCTACACCCTTACCGTGGGTGCTGTGGCTGATGGTTCGTTTGACCTGACCCTCGGCAACGTGTCCGGCGGTTCCCTGAGTCAAGCTGTGGTGATCAACTTTGCAATCGTCAAAGCTGCTGCAGCCTGATGGGTATGTTCGCCTTCCGGCGACTGCGTGAACTGGAGGCTCTGGCTACGGCTGGGGCCTCTTTTTCTAATGCAGAGCCCACCCCTAAACTTGAAACAGTTGATGAACAGCCCGAACCCAAGCGGCGTCGCGCTGTAAAGCCAAAGCTGGAGGCTCCTAATGGCGATCGTAATTAACGCCACCGTAGGCTCGGCCTCCGCTAACTCTTACATCACGCTGGCTGATGCACAGGCCATTGTTGATGGTCTTGTTGAAGACGATGACGTTAAGCACTGGAATAGTGGCAACACCGACAGCCGTAACCGTGCTTTGTTTACTGCTACGCAACGCCTAGACCGTGAACGGTTTCTTGGGGCACGCGCTACTGATACCCAAGCATTGCAATGGCCGCGTACTGGTGTCCGCAAACCTGACACGTACATCAATACTTACGCCGTCGGCTTCCCGTTTCGTATCACCACGGATTATTTCACCGACACCGAAATTCCAACGCAGATCAAATACGCCCAAGTCGTACTGGCCGTCTTCCTGCACAACAACACCGATGCACTTGGCCTGAGTGGTCTTGAGGACTATAAAAACGTCAAGATCGGCACGCTGGACGTAACCCCGAACCTTGGCTACGGCGCTGTTGGTGCCGATAAGGTGCCGCCTTTGTATGAACGGTATTTAACTGGGCTTAGAATCAGTGGACCGGGTAACATTGCCATCCGCCGGAGCTGACCATGGCCGACTCTGACACCTACAACATTGGCTTTGAGTACATCAGCGACACGGCTGCTCACACTGGGCGGTTCTGGAAGCTGTATGCACTGGCTGATGCTGTGATTAACACGGCCACGGTGCAAAACGCCAGCGGCAATACGTTCAGTGCTGTGCCCCTGAGCCACGGCGATGAAATCCAAGGCGTATTTACCAGCGTCACCCTGACCAGCGGCAAGATCATCGCCTATAAGCTCTGATGGCGCTTTCAACCTCACTGCGTAAAACCGCCAGCAAATTGATGGCAAAGTTTGGCGGTGAAGTCACCATCAGACGAATTACAACTGGCGCTTACAACCCGACAACAGGTACTGCAACTCCGACGGCATCCGAAACCGTTGTACGTGGTGTGCTTGAAGCTGTCAGCGAGCGCGAGTTAAACGACCTGATTAAAAGCACCGACAAAAAGCTGACAGTTGCCGCCGTTGACCTTGCCGCTGAGCCCAGCGTTTCTGATCAAGTGACGGTTTCCAACCGTATTTTGCAGGTTGTACAGGTCAACAAAATTGAGCAGGATAACGAGCCGATTGTGTTTGAGCTGTTTCTGAGGGAGTGATATGGCGCGCCAAATCAAGATTGGCGAAATTGGCGATTATGCCGAAAGGCAGTTGAACCTTCTTATCAAGGCTGCCGTGTTGACGGCTGATAGCAGACTGAAATTACAAAGCCCTGTGGACACTGGCCGATTCATGGGAAGCTGGGCAATTGGCCAAAACGCTGCACCATACGAGGGATTACCAGAAGGCGAATATCAAAAAACACCGCCACCGCCAAATGCTGTGAACTATTCGCTTGGCGATGAGCGCGTTGGCAATGTCTACAGCATTCACAACAACCTGATCTACGCCGAACCGTTGGCAATCAAAGGCAGCCGCAAATTCGGTCTTCCCGGTGGCTGGGTTGATTCAATCGCCAAAGACGTTCAAACTTATGTCAACGCAGAAGCCGATCGGATCGGTCGCAACTCATGAGCCTAAACACCATCCGGTCTTACATCGAAAACCGCATTGCGACTGAGTTTGCAGCGTCACCAGCACTGCAGGTTGCATACCAAAACGTACCGTTCTCACCGCCGAACAACGCAAGCTGGATTCAAACCAGCATCATTTGGGGCGATTCGGCTTACATGACCATCCTTACCACCTCAGCCCGTGGCACTGGTGCTGGCTTTGATCGCCGCAATGGCACCCTTGTATTCAACGTCTTTAGTCCGCGTGGCGCTGGCCCCGGAGCCGGATTGACCATTGCCCAGCGGTGCATCAACCTGTTTTCACGTTTACAGCTTGAAAATATAAAATTTGACGCTGCAAATGGTCCGCGCTCCATTGAACCCTCACTGCCAGAAGGGTTTTACCAAACGCAGATCGCCATCACTTTTGAGGCTTACGAGCAAAGCTAAACTAAACACAGCCAACTCCGTTCTTAACAATGGCTGTCACCGTTCTGTCCGGCACGTCCGGCGCTCTCTACTACAAGCCCGCTGGTACCACCGGAACTTTCGGTGAGGCTGGCGTCAATACCACCACTGAAACCATCACGGTTGAAACCTACCTGAACTTCAAGGTTGGTGATCCTGTCAAATTCCGTGTGGTCAACAGCCAAACCGGCGCTGTCGGTAGCGGCACTCTGCCCAGCCCCCTGAGCGATGCAACCACCTATTACGTGATTGCTTACACCGCCAGCACTGGTGCTTTGCAGGTTTCCGCTACTGCCGGTGGCGCTGCTGTCAACTTGGCTGACGATGGCACCGTTGCCGCCCCCAACGAGTTTGAGGTGTACTACGCCGATTACGCCGCTGTGGGCCAAGTGCAGTCGTGGTCGTTTGAAATCAGCCGCGCTGAAATCGACGTGACCACCATCGGTCAGACCGCTGCTCAGTACGCGCCTTTCCGTGCTTACATTCCGGGCTTTGCTGATGGCAGTGGCACTGCAACCGTGTATGTGACCAACGAAGACTCCGCCTTGTCTAACCGCATGGTGGAAGATGTGCTGCAGCGCCAGCAAGTTGGTTGCGCCTTCAAGCTGTACACCGACAAGCAAAGCACCGAGGCCCTGAGCCGCAGCATTGCTATGGACGCTGTTCTGCTGAGCGCCAGCCTGAACATCAACCCCGACGACGCCCAACAGGTTGAAATTACCTTCCGCCCGACCGGCGTGCCCACCTTCGATTTCAGCACCAGCGCCTGATACGCTGCCACTGGAATGTTTGGCCCTCAGGTTGCACTGGGGGCTTTTTTATGCCTAAAGTGATAACAAACGAGCAATTTTTATGCCCGCCCCTGTTTCGTCTGCTCTTGCCCGTCTAAAAAAGGCTGCCAATCTGACGCCGATTAAGCGGACGGTAAAGCTGAGCGATGGCAGTGATTTCGAGTTTTACGCCACTGCTTTGACCATGGCGGAGCGTGAACGGGCGCAAAAAATGCCCGGAGGCGACGATACCAATGGCTTTGCCCTAAACCTGCTGGTCATCAAGGCTCTAGACGATACTGGCCACCGTCTGTTTCAGGCTGGCGAAATTGCAGAGTTAAAGAACGACGTGTTGGATGCCGACCTGCAGGCAATGATGCTTGCCATTATCACTAACCCCGAAGAGGCTGACGAAATTGACATGAAAAGCGTTAAAGGCTGATCTTAAAAAAGACAACTTATTGATGCTTCAGCTTGGTGTTGCCAAAGAGCTTGGTTATACCCTTGCGCGGCTTTCGGCAGAGGTGACGATGGAGGAGC